GATATTTGATGAGAAAGGGGATTTCTCCTCATTCCCAACTCAACCCCCAATATGTGGAGGAGATGATGGGTTTCCCAAAGAATTGGACTCTATTACCTTTTCTAAATGGAAAAACCAATCAATTAAAGCCTACGGAAACGCAATAGTGCCACAGGTTGCTTATGAGATTTTTAAAGCCATACAAAGTTTTGAGGATATGGTTAATGTTTAGTATTTTTGTATTGAGTGTCGGATACTCATTAAGAACTTATTGCCCTTGCGATGAACTACCAATCCGACTGGTAGGGATTCAATGGGGCTATTTTATTTTATGGCTAAAGACCCAGCATTTTTGTTTTATCCTAATGATTACATAGGTGGAACAATGGGTATGACTTTTGAGGAAAAAGGTGCATACATAGAACTATTAATGTTACAATTTAATAGAGGTCATATGACCACACATATGATAGGTCAACAAGTAGGTCAATTGTGGGAATTAATTAAATGTAAGTTTATACAAGATGAAAAAGGTTTATGGTATAATGTTCGTTTAGACCTTGAAAAAGAGCGTAGAATGGCATTTTCACAATCAAGAAGAAATAATATTAAAGGAAATAATCAACATACGATAGGTCATATGACCTCTCATATGGAAGATGTAAATGAAAATGTAAATAAAAATATAAATATAGATTTTGAATACTATTGGAATGAATACGATAAAAAGGTAGGTGATAAGAAAAAGCTAAAACTTAAATGGGATAAATTATCGGACCAAGAAAGGCAAGATGCTATGAATTATATTGACCTTTACAAAATATCAGTACCTGATAAACAATTTCGTAAAAACCCTGAAACATTTTTAAACAATAAATCTTGGAACGATGAAATCATTAACCGAAATACTACCACAAGTCATAAACCCAATGTCAGTGAGCGTAACTTCACAAACCTTGCCAATCTTAAATACATTGAATCAAAGTGAGATTAAAATTTATGATGCCTTACAAACAATACATATATCAAAATGTTCCAGCATTGAAGTAGCTGAACACTTAAAAACCTGTATTCAGTTAAGCGGTGCAGTTCCACCTACAAGCCCTGAATTTCAGTTCCTAGTTGACTTTGTACTAAAGAACTACGGAATATTTAAACTAAAGGAATTAGGAGCAGCATTTGAACTTTATGTTTTAGGTCGTTTAGATGTAGATAGGAACTATGGTTCATTTAGCCCTAAATTCTTTGGCGATGTAATGGCTGAATACAAAAAGATAGCAGTTCAGGTAAGGCAAAAGACACAAATAAACGAAATAAACGAAACACCAATGCAAATAGATGAGGAACAAGCAATTAAAGATGAGCAAGATTATTGGAATAAATCCGAGCAAAAGAATTGGAAGTTCTTAAACCATCAGGTATTTGACTACCTATGGAAGCGAAAACAAATTAAAATATCAAAGGAACAAGGCGAAAATATTAAAGCCAAAGTAAGGGCAGTATTTTTAGCTGATTCAAAACAACCACAAGATATGTTAATTGATGAGGAAACAATGAAACAACAATGTAAAAAGTATTCATTAATGATGCACTACAATAACCAATTATGAAAGAACTATTTAAACTAATAATTGAGTTTGCAAGGATATTTATAGGCTTTATACTAGCCATTACCATATTGGTAACATTTGACCTATACTACGAAATAAAAAGACTTTATGCAAAGGGTAATAAATTTTAGCGGAGGCAAGACAAGTGCATTGATGACAATAATGAACTATCGTGAAGGGGATATTGTTTTGTTTGCTGATACACAAAGAGAGCACCCTAAAACATATAAATTCATTAATGACTTTGAGGCATACGAAAATATACCTGTAACAAGAATAAGTTATGAAGGTGGATTTAGGGGAATGTTAGAGCATAAGAAATGGCGATTAATACCTAATAGAGTTAAAAGGGAATGTACTATTGAACTAAAGATTAAAACCGCAAAAAGATGGTTAAGGGCAAATTACGGAAAACAAGATTATGAGTGGATGGTAGGATTTAGGGCAGATGAGGAACGAAGGGTTAAAGGCTATGAGAAACGACAAGCATACATTCATCCTGTATTCCCTTTATACGAACAAGGTATTGATAAGGCACAAGTAAATGACTATTGGAGTAAAAAACCTTACACTTTGGAAATTCCAGCTATATTAGGAAATTGCACTTTATGTTTTCTTAAAGGCAAGAATGCAGTAATAAATATTTTAAGGTCATATCCTGAATTAGCAAAAGAATGGATTGAAGATGAGGAATTAAGCAAATTAAAAGGTAAAGGACATACCTACTTTGGAGATATAACCTATAAACAATTATTAAACTACGCACAAAACGATTTGTTTAAAGGACAAGACCTTACCGATTTAAGTCCAGCATTTAGTTGTTCGTGTACGAGTTAATCCCTAGTTTTGCATTATGGCTTTACAATCAATACCAAGATTAACCGCAAAGGCTCAACAAATATTTAACCGCTACATTAGGACAAGAGACAGTCAAGATGGATATTTTACTTGTATTAGTTGCAATCAGGTTAGAGATTATGAAAGTATGGATGCTGGGCATTATGTTCCTGTAAAGGGTAGTTCAGCATTAAGGTTTGATGAATACAATGTAAATGGAGAATGTAAATCCTGCAACGGCTTTGACCAATTCCACCTAATAGGCTATCGCAGAAACCTTATTGATAAGATAGGCGAAAGAATGGTTTTACACCTTGAAAGCCAACACAGGCTCATAAAGAAATGGTCAAGGACTGAACTTAACGAATTAATAGAAAAGTATAAATAATGGCGAAACTTAACGCAGCTGGGAAGTTAAACTTTGGCACAAGAAAAAAAGGTAAGTACAAAAAAAGTAACGGACCAAAAGACAAACCAACAAAACCATACAATAGACAAGGATAATGAAAGATACATTTTGTAAAAGAGAATACAAGTGCAAATGTGGGATTACCAGCGATTATGTATGGGAATCAAAATTGCCAAAACACGAAGTAAAATGTTACCAATGTGCGAAGTTGTTAGGATTTAAAGACCTAAATAAAAAAGAAGTGCCACAAACACCATCTATAAGAACACCAACTAAAAACCGATAATGTTAATCAACGAAATCAAATCAAACCCAAACAATCCTAGAATCATAAAGGATATTAAGTTTAAACAACTTGTTAAGTCAATCCAAGATTTCCCCCAAATGCTTGAACTCCGCCCTATTGTAATTGATGAAAATAATATGGTTTTAGGTGGCAATATGAGACTAAAGGCTTGTATTGAAGCTGGGTTAACCAATGTTCCTGTAATCCACGCTAACAATTTAAGCGAAGTACAAAAGAAAGAATTTATCGTTAAAGATAATGTCGGATATGGCGAATGGGAATGGGATGCTTTGGCAAACGAATGGAATATTGAAGATTTAGATAATTGGGGATTAGACATACCAGCATTCTCTAACAATGATATAGAACAACCAAAGGACAATGCCATCGGAGGTACGACTTGTCCGAATTGTGGTGTAACTTTGTAAAATAGTGAAACAATAGTGAGATTATGGCAAATGAACAAAATTTAACCCCATTTAAAAAAGGAGAAGTTGCAAACCCTAATGGCAGACCTAAAGGAGTGCCTAATTCAAGAACTCGTTTACTGCGTTTACTTGAACTTGTTACCAAAGTGCGTAACCCTGTTACAGGCGAAGATGAGGAGTTTACAATAGCTGAACAGTTAGATATGAAGATAATTGCAAAGGCAATGAAATCCGATTTAAGGGCTTATCAGGAGATACTTGATAGATTAGAAGGCAAAGCAAAACAAACAACTGACATAAACGCAAACATTCAAGGTAGCGTTCAAATAGTAATACAAGAAGATGACCGATGCAAACCAATTGAAGATTAATGCAACACCTGTATTCTTTGCCAACAAAAGAGCGTATGAAGGCAATTATCCTGTCATTTGCAATGAAGGTGGCACAAGGAGTTCAAAGTCTTATTCCATTGTTCAGTTACTGATTGAGATAGCTTACAATAATCCAAAGACAAGGATTTCAATTGTTTCGCATTCCCTTCCACATATCAAGCGTGGAGTTTATAGGGATTTTAAATCCATAATGGAGAATTGGGGTTTATGGTCAGACAATGACTTTAGCTTTTCGGATTTTATATACACTTACCCCAATGGGTCATACATTGAACTGTTTGGATTAGAAGATGAAAGCAAAGCTAGAGGACCAGCAAGGGATGTTCTATTCATCAACGAAGCCAACTTAATCAAGCGTACACTTTACGACCAATTACTAATGAGAACAACAGGCAAGGTTTTCCTAGATTGGAATCCTGCCGACTTTATTAATTGGGTTTATGAAATAGCCGACAATCCTGAAAACAAACGCATTCATTCAACATACCTAAACAACCTGCCAAATCTTTCCGAATCACAAATAAAAAACATAGAGCAATATAAAAACCTACCTGATGACTTTATGTGGAAGGTTTACGGATTAGGAGAACGAGGTGCAGCAAAAGAACTTATTTACACCCAATGGAAACAATACGACACCGCACCTGAAGGCGATGTATTCTATGGTCTTGACTTTGGATATGTGCATCCAGCTGCATTAATAAAGGTTACCCATTACGAAGGAGAAAACTACTTTGAGGAAATCATTTATCAAAGCGGTCTTACTTTATCCGACCTTACAAGATTGATAAAAGAGAAAGTACCTGAACGAGCAACAATTTACGCAGATGCAGCAGAACCCAAATCAATAGAGGAACTTTACCGACAAGGATTTAATATTAAACCTGCTCAAAAAGATGTATGGGCAGGAATAGTTAAAATGAAATCTTATCCTATAAACATTCACTTCCATAGCAAAAACTTAAAGCGTGAGTTTATGTCGTACAAATGGAAAAAGGATAAAAACGATAATGTAATTGAAGAACCTGTAAAAGCAAATGATGATGCTTTGGATGCTTCACGATACGCAGTATTTACTCACTTAACAAAACCTAAATTTGCAGTAAGTGTATTTTAACTTAAATTTCTTTAACTTTGTTTAAATTCTAATAATATGGGTTTATTTGACATCTTCACTAAAAAGAAGATTAACACACTATTTCCAACAATTCCGATGAGTTCCCAAATAGCAATTGAAAGGGGTATCGTTACTTGGCAAGGAGCAGACCAAAGAAGTTTTGTTGATGATGGATATGTAGCAAACGATATAGTTTACTCAATCATTAAACTAATTACCGACAAAGCTAAAATTGCACCATTCCACGTTTATAAGGTTGTAGATGAAAAGGCTGCAAAGAAATACAAATCTTTAGCTGCACAAAAAGACATCAACCTAAAAGAACTTGAGACTTTACATAAAAAGGCATACGAACTTTACACAGGAGACCAACGCTTAAACGAGTTGCTTAAATATCCTAACGAGGAAGATTGCTGGAGTGATTTAGTTGAACAATGGTGCGGTTTTAAGTTAATAACAGGTAACTCTTTTATTTATGGCAAACTTATTGAAGCAGGAAACAATCAGGGCAAACCATTTGAACTATTTGCTTTGCCTAGTCAGTATATGGCTATCATTGCAAATATCAATGTGTTCCCCCCAACAAGAGCTGGGTATCAACTTTATTACGGACAAATGTGGTCATTTGATACAAAAGAAATCTTACACGATAAATACTTCAATCCACAATGGGGTGTTACAGGTGGACAATTGTACGGACAATCACCGCTACGAGCAGCAGCAAAAAACTTAACTAGAAGTAACGAAGCTAAAACCGCTGCCGTTGCATCATTCCAAAATGGTGGACCTGCTGGAGTTTTATTTATGAACGATGACCGCTTTGACCCCACAAGTGGACAACAACAAGCACAAGCACTAAAAAAGGCAGTAAGCGAAAAAGGTGGTAGCTTAAACTACAATTCAATTGCAGTATCAGGTTATAAAGTAGATTGGAAACAAATCGGACTTTCTCCTGTTGAACTTAATATCATTGAATCGGAAAAATGGGATTTAAAAGCACTTTGTAATATCTACGGAGTACCTAGTCAACTTTTAAACGATAGCGATTCAAAGACCTATAACAATCAAAGAGAAGGGGAAAAGGCATTAACACTTCGTTGTGCCATCCCATTACTTAACTCATTGACTGAAAACCTTAATAGGAAATTACACACGGACTGGGGTTATAAAGGAACAAATCTTTATGTAGATTACGACCTTTCAGTTTACGGAGAATTAGAAGCAAATAAAGCCGAGCAAACTGCGTGGTTAAATACTGCTTGGTGGATTAGTCCTAAACAAAAGTTGGACATTATGAATATTGAAGTGCCTGACTATATCCCAACTGAAGAATTAGAAAAACTTTACATCCCAACAGGACTACAAACTATTGACCAATTTCAACCTTTGAATATACCTGACCAAAATCCATAAAATGATTTGGCAAGACTATAAAAAACTTTATGCCAACGCATTAAAACAATATTCACCGAAGTTCAAAAAAGAACTACAAAATCAGGTGAACACCTATTGCCGTACATTAGATTACAACGCAATTAGCGACAAAGCCATTAAAAAGACCATTCAGAAGCTACATTTGGCTATGGGTGTAAAGATGGCTCAAATTAGTAGTAAGGTCGTAAAAAGGTCAGTAAAGGGCATTTACGAGGCATTGGAGGTTAAATCAGCGGAGACCGATTTGTTTGCTTATACCATCCTTCAGTATCTGCAAACGCAAGGACTTGACCAATTGGCATCCGATATTACAAATACAACAAAGGAACAAATTAGAAGATACCTAATACAATCAGCCGAGCAAAACCTAACACTACCTGAAACAATTGTTTTATTAAGGGGTGCAGGAATTACTGATTATAGAGCGGAATTAATAGCAAGAACGGAGACAGGAAGGGCTGCCAATATCGGTTCAATGGTGGGTGCAACGAGTACAGGATTAGTAACAGTCAAAGAATGGATTGCAGCAAAAGATAATAGAACAAGAAGGATTCCAAGAGACCAATTTGACCACCTAAATATGGATGGTACTAAAATACCAATGGATGCGACATTCAAACTGCAAAACAAAAAAGGCGGTTTTGACTTAATGTTACATCCTTGCGATTCAAGTGGTAGTGCTGGTGATGTTTGCAACTGCCGATGTACTTTAGGATATGAGGCACAAAGGGATAAAAATGGCAAACTATTAAAGCTACAAGATAACCCACCAAAAGGCAATGTTGGAATGATTTGGGGAATATTAACTAACGCAGTAGGTATGCAAATAGGAAACTTAATTGCAGACTTGTTTGAATAATAAAAAAAAATATAACTTTGTAAATATGAAAACTTACGCATCAAAAGATTTAATTGTTGAAAAACAAGACATCGGCTACGAAGTAATGGATGTAGACACCGAACAACGCAGGGTTAAAGCAGTATGGGCAAGAACAGGTAATGTAGATTTAGATAACGATATTATCGTTCCTGAAGCATTTACTAAAACCCTAAAAGAAAGAGGACCAGCAGGTAAAAACTTGATATGGTCTTTAGTTGACCATTGTGCTGAAATGGAAGCGGTAATTGGTAAGCCTGAACAATTATATGTTGAAGGCGATATGCTTATTGCAGTTACTCCAATAGTAATGACCGAAACAGGTGAAGATATTATGAAGATGTACGATGCAGGTTTAATCAATCAGCATTCAATTGGATTTACTACAATAAATTCAAGCGTAGGTAAGGATGGAGTAAGAACAATAACTGAACTTAAACTTTATGAAGGTAGTGCGGTATTATGGGCAGCAAACCCTGAAACACCAACCATTTCAGTAAAGAGTGAAGTAAAAAGGGAACAATTAGCAAACAGGCTAGAGAAACTCTTGAAAGCGTTTAAAGGCGGTAAATTTACCGATGAAACCTTTGCGTTGATGGAGATTGAAATAAAAAGGATTCAAGCGGATTTATTGGAGATTGAAATCGTTAAAGAAATCACTATGGTCGCAGAAGCACCGCAGCCGATAATTGAGGAAGTCAAAAACAATGATGCTGAAATCTTGAAGGCAATTAAAGAATTTAATAAAATACTAAAAAAGTAAAAATGGAAAACGTAATTAACGAAATGGCTGATAACCTTAAAGGTTTTCAAGCTAGTATTGAAGCGAAGTTGGAAGCAACAAACGCTGAAATCCGTGTAGTAAAAGATGAAGCACAAAAACAATTTGATGCTCAAGCTGCTGCACAAAAGAAACAAGCATCTAAACAAGTAAAGTTTTTAGATGAAGCTATCGTAGAAAAATTAGATGGCAAATTGGATGAAATGGAAAAATCAATGAAATCAAATGGTAAGTATCGTTTAGATTTAAGAGATGTTAAGTCAATGACTTTAGGTGCAAGTTTAACAGGAGATGCTCAAGCATCTTATGCTATCAACGCTTCAGTTTTACCTAGTCAAGCAATTAACTTCCGTGATTTAGTTCCAACAGTAAGAAGTGAAAGTGGTTTGTATGTATTCTACAAAGAAACTGCAACAACTAACAACATTGCTGCACAAACTGAAGGTTCAAACAAAGGTGAGAACAACTACGCATTAAGCGAGGTTAAAGTGGTTAATGATTACATCGCTGGTTTCTCTACATTCTCAAAACAAATGGCTAGAAGTTTGCCTTTCTTAAGCACAACTTTACCAAGAATGTTGACTAGAGATTTCTTCAAAGCTGAAAATTCTGCTTTCTTTGCAACTGTATCTGCTGCTGCAACAGGTTCTACAACAACTGCTGAAACTGTTGATTTAAAGCAATTAGTTGATTACATTGGCAACCAAAAGAGTGCAAACTTTGTATCTTCAGTTGCTTTAGTAAGCCCTGCACAATTAGGTCGTTTATTAAAAGAAACAATCACTTTGGGTTACTATGCTGGTAATGGTTCAGTTATCGTTAATCCTAATGGTGGTATGACAATATGGGGAACTCCTATTATTGCTGCATCTTGGGTTACTGATGACAAGGTTCTTATTATGGACAACAATTTCGTAGAGCGTATTGAAGTTGAAGGATTAGCTATTGAATTCTCTTATGAGAACGCATCTAACTTCCAACAAAATATGGTTACTGCGAGAATTGAGTGTTATGAAGATATTAACTTAATGCAACCAACCGCAGCAATCTATGCTGATTTGGGTAATGTTTAATTTAATCTAACATAGATAATAAAGACCCCTTACATTTAGTAGGGGGTTTTTTATTATATTTATTGTAAATTTGTAAAAAAGATGTATGTCATATAATAATTTTATCATTGATTTTACTTTGACCGACATAGGTACAGTTGTTGAACCTGTTACATTAGCAGAGGCAAAATTGTATTGTAGGGTTACTACAAATGTTGATGATAACCAAATTTCCTTAATGATTAAACAAGCAAGGGAAGCGGTTGAAGTAGGCACAGGATTGAGTTTAATACCTAAAACTGCGGTTGTATGGTTTACAAATTGGGATGGACACTTCCAGCTGCCTTATGGTCCGATGAATAGTTTTACATCCTTAATAGACCAAAACGGAGACACTATTGTTGCTGCTGATTACACTTTAGTAGGTGGTAAGTTCCCACAATTACAAAGACCGCAATTTGAAAACCTAAAGGCTACTTATGTGGTAGGTTACGCAACCATTCCGAACGATTTAAAGATTGCTATATTAGACCAAGTTAGTTACGATTACGAAAATAGAGGATTGGATAGTGATACAGGTATTTGTGAAAAGACTTGGAAAGCCTGTCAACGCTGGACAAGAATAAGCCCAATATTATGAGGATAGGAA